TTTCATCTGCTAATGACTCAGCATACATTTGAAAACTAAATGCTAAAACTAATAAAATTAGAAACAATAGTTTCTTCATACTTTTCTCCCCATAGTTTTGAAGTCCTTGGCGTCAACCACCATATAAGGACCTTTATTATAAGCCACACTAATTGTCTTGCCAGCAGGAAGTTGTGTAGCATAAACTCTCTTTGCTGTACTACCACCGATATTATTACTGCACGGTATAGAATTTTTTACCTTTAAATGTGATAAATCTAATTCACCTGGTTTAGATTTCACTTTTGGTTTTTGAAATGTACAAACAGACTCAAAGGTAGTTTTAATACCTTTGGATAATAACCATTTAAAATAGTCAAGTCTGATTTTGTATAGTTCTTTTTTTGTTCTCATTAATAATCTCTTATTGATGTTGGTTCTGACTCTGCTCTTTTTTCTGCATAAGTCTTGCCAAAGAAAGAAAGATAAAACGAATCTCTAGGATTTGATGTGAGATAATGTTTCAACAGATTTTCAAACTTAATATCAACATTTTCGTAATACTCTGGATGTTTCTTTTTTAACTCAATGTGATCCTTAAAGAATTGTATTCTATTTGTATAGTAATCATTCTCTTTTTCTTCAAGTGTATCTTTTTTAGATAAAGCAATATCTTTATCTTTTGCAACGTAAAACTCTTTGAATAAGTTTTCTTTATCGTATTTAAATGACATATATTAGTCCTTTCATAGTTTTTGTTAGTTTATTCATTAATTGTATCATAAATCGTTGTAATTGTCAAGCTATTAAAAAATCGCATATTTACTGTGTTTTTGTGCATATTAATCGTCCGAGGATGACCGAGGATTGATGATTCGCACCATCCACGACTAGTCTATCACTCATTTTCCTTGTTCACTTTCAATCTCTAGTTGTAATTGAGTATCAATGTCGGATTGTACTTTTGCCCACTTATCAAATTCATCAATTTCATTTTGTAGTTTATCTCTATACGTAACCAAAGTATCTTTACAATCAATGGTTCTTCCTTCGTCTAATTGGTCAATTGCCAAATTCAAAATATCAACTGTTGCTATTGTTGCTATCATACTCTTACCTCCTTTTCATCTGCGTGTGTATTAATTTCTACCAATCCGTCTTCTTCGGCATATTCTTCATCTTCATATTTTACTTTACCGATATATTCAGTTTCACCACTATCTGAATAATTAGCGTCAACCATATAGGTTTCAACACCATCTTTTGTTTCAGTAATTTCGTGGTTAATCTGTGAGTGGTCAATACCACATTCACTAAATTTTACATCTGCCTCGTCTTTATCTTTTGCCAATACTTCTTGTTCAATCACAAGTGTATAATAAGTTTTCTTTCTGTATAGGTTTTTACCTACATCTTCTTTAAAGTAACTTATGTTTGTATCAATTGCCATAGTATAGTCTCCTTAAATTATTTGTTATCTTCACTACTCATTAATAAAACAATATAGTGAATTGCTTTTAGCAAGTCTTTTCTATTCTTGCCTTGTTTCTTGCCGTATCTACATAGATACTTAATTGCATTTGCCTGGCAGAAATCTTTATCAATGCCTAATTGTCTTAGCATATCTTGTACTTGAAAACCATCTTTAGTGGTACTGTAATGTTCACCATAAGTTGATTTTATATAATCTGAAATTTCTTTTATTATTTTATCTTCATTATATTTCATAATTAACTCGCTTTCTTGTTTAAGTTTTTATAAGAATATGATTCTGTTAAACTAGGGTCAAAATCATATTTAAAAAATTGTCTGCCATTCCATAGTTGGCCATAATCGTTGAATAGTGAATTATCACGGTAAGCAATATCACCAAATACATCTTCATATGTTTGATAATATTCATCACCAGTTATAATTTCTACTTTTGTACTGCCTACAAAGTTAGTAGCAGATTCATTGTAATTTTTATCACAATAGTTTTTAATTTTATCTTTATTTCTTAATAGTAAATTTAAATATTTTAATGGTACATTTCTAAAAATGGTATTGTAACTGTAAAAAAATTGATCGTATTTGTCATCTGTGTCCTGGTATTCTCTACCATAAACTAAATGTACAGTATTATTTTTAGTTAACTTATCCATTAAGTGCCTCATATGTTACATCACCGACATTGTTCTCATCAATACCTGTCATTGCAATATTCTCAATATTAAGTATTTCTTTTTGAGCCTTGTCTTCGTCAATATTACCACCTTTAAGTGATTTTAATATTTCATCTACTTGATTTGTTGCTGTGTCTTCAGCCCATTGTTTAGTTTTTGACATAGTGTTCTCCTTTGTTATAGTTAATAATATCATAATTTTTAGTCATTGTCAAGTAAAAAATTCTGTAGAAAACGGTCAATGTTAACAGAAAGTAAGAGAAAAAACAAAATACATCAACCGTTTTCATACTATTATAGTATCATACCTATAATAAAAGTCAAGCGTTAATTTATGTTGATTTTATTGACTTTTTTGATCTATTAAATAGAACAAAACAAGAACATTCACTATTTCCAGTGATTTTTGACCCATTCTATGGTATTTTTATCATATGATTCGTGTGGGTGCAAATCAACTAATTCGTGTGGATTAGGTTTACCGTGAAATACTGCGATTTTAGTACCACTCTTTCTTTCAAGTGTCCACTTTTCTCTATGAAACCTAGGTGATTCTCTATCAAACCATTTTGCTGAAAAAGTCCATTCATCAGGATATGATTTATAATAAGGTGTTTTTTTGATTGTTTGTGATATGACATTTTGATCTCCTTGTAATCTATCAAAAGTCTTTTTGTCTTTCTGATATTCTTGCCATACGTATTTTGTCATAATATCATTGTTAAATCTCATCACACTAGAATTAAATAGTTTAGTTGTTTTATTAAAATCATTCATACCTACAAACTTTGTATCTGTTTCGTATTCAATAAAACAATTAATATTTTCTAATATCACAACATCTAAATCTAGGTAGAAACAAGTACCTTGTAGATTTGCTTCTGGACTAAACAATGTGAGTTTGTTCCACCAACCCTCGTATGTATGAAATGGTAACTTTCTTACCTCTACATTATCACCTGGCACCAACTTGTGCATTTTTACGTGATCTGTATAAATGATAAACTTATGTGGTATGGTTAAATGTCTTTGAACCATACTGTATAGGACTTTTACGTAATCAGTTTTATACTTGTTGCCCCAATATAAACATACTACATTAACCAGTTCCATACTGCCCTTAATCCTAATAATAGATAACATAGTTCCATAAGAGTTCTAGGTATATCTCTATCTTTAAAACCTACTGCAACCCATATAGAACAACTTACACAACCTATTGCCCAACCTAACCATTGAGTTTCTACATTGGCATTTGATAAGATAAAAACACTTATCATTGCTAGTATAAAACCTAACCATCTTATACCATTTAAGTTTTGATAATATCTAATTTTCATTTTGTTCTTTTAGTATCTTATATGCTGTACCGTTTTCCATTTCTTTTAATGTAAACTGATTTTCTGATACAAACTTTAACCATTCTTCCATAGTTTTTCTACCAGGTTTTAATGGTTTTTCTATTTTACTAATATCCCTACTTGTTACAGGACCCATAATACTGTTTGCTTCTGCAAATACTGGTATCTGATTAAGTAATGCGTCAAAGGCAGATAAACTGTAATTTGTAACCAATGCGTAACAATCTTTTAGATCATCTTTTATATCTGTACCCCACCATTTATTACCTGGTCTAGGTTTATTTCTCAACTTTATTTCCCTATCTGTATATTTACTAATTTCCTGTATTGCTGTTTTAATCCATTCTTCTTGTGATATGCCGTTCATTTGATACGTTACTGTTTGTGATGATGGACATAAAAGAATATGTTTACCTGTATCACGCCAACCTTTAAATTCAGCGTCTATATCAAGTCGTCTTAATTTTTCTAATCTTTCAGGTGTATTTACTTTACCTTTATTAGTATGAAAACTACCCTTACATATTCTAAAGTAAGTTCTTTTATCATCTACTATTTTAGGTTCTGGATATCTTATGATAGGTTTAGTTAGATAACCTGTATCTACAAACCAATATTCTTCTTTGTTCTCCATACACTTTCTGATTTCAGCAATGTTATTACCTGCTAATCCCCAAAAAAAGTGTATAGGTTTATCTTCATCTTTCCAACCCTTTTCTATATGCGGCCAGATTTGATGAGATAAACATTTATCCCATTTTAATTTGTGTGTAATTATCATATAGGTGCATAAAGTAATTCTGATTTAACAGACAACACTTGTTTATAGTTTATACTTTGAAAATAGTTTTCAATATCATTCATAGTTATGTTTTGTTTGACCATAACTTTCTTTTTTGCTTCTACGTGTATAAAAGGTTTATCTCTTTCAATAATCTTTTGAGCACCTTTAACAACTTCTATTTCATATCCTTCAGCGTCTATCTTTATATAATCTATTGGTAACATATCAAAACTATCTAATCTTTTAATTTGTATTTCTAAATTACCTTGTTCACTAGCGTGTGTATTACCTGTTTCTTTAGGATCATATAAAACTTTAATAGTTTTTTCTTCACTACCTACTCCATAAGGATATAATGTGTAATTGTCTTTTGTTATATTCTTAACATAACATTCTCTTACATCTGGTATAGGTTCAAAAGCATAGACGTGTTTAAAATATTGTGTAAAGTCTTTAGACCAAAATCCTACGTGTGAACCAACGTCTATACAACTTGCTGTAACAGGTTTATATTGTCTGATATGTTTTAATATTGTATCTCTATGTATTGTCTGATAACCTCTATCATCAATATAGTGCTCAAAATGAGTATCACTATCAGGCAACCACCACCCTTTTACTTGTTTCATACTTTTAACCACCTATCATTATTTAATGTCCATTGAACAACTTGATTTATTCTTTCATCTATACTTATCTTTGGTTTCCAACCTAGTTGTTTCATCAAACCACCATCTAACGCATAACGTAAATCGTGTCCTGGTCTACTACTATGAAAGTCTACCATTTCGTGTATTAGTTCTTTATTTTGGGCTCTAGCAATCTTTTGTGCTAATTCTAAATTATTCCATTCAACAGGTCCTACTAAATTAAATTTAGGACACTTTGCACCGCCGTAATCTTTATCTAACTTAGCAATCTTGTCTTGGTTATTTAATAAAAACAAGCAACCGTCTGCTACGTCTTTTGCGTGTATGTAATGCCTACTGCCTGGAATTGTTTTAGATTCATCACTATGAATTGTAACGGACTCACCATCTCTTACTTTTCTAATAGTCATTGGTATAAACTTCTCTGGATGTTGTCTTTCACCAAATACATTCATTGTATGGGTAATGTATATGGGCATACCATAACTGTTTTCAAAAGCAACAGCTAATTCTTCTCCACCTGCCTTTGTAGCAGAATATGGATTTGTAGAATTATATCTATCTCTTTCTTGGTAGTTAACACCTTTAGGTGCTGGGCCAAATACCTCATCTGTAGAGAAATAGATAAATCTTTCTAAATTCTTTTGTTTACGACCAAAGTTTAATATGTTACAAGTTGCTACTACGTTATCTAAAACAAAACACATAGGATCCTCTATTGATCTATCTACGTGTGATGACGCAGCCATATGTACAATATAATCAAACTGACCTAAATCAGCACATAACATTTCATTGACTTCAGCTCTTAAATCGTGGTAAACTATTCTAACTCTTTTTTGTGTTTCTTTATCAAACTCATTCATCATATCAGCAATACGATTTAAATTACCTGAATAATCTAATCTATCTAAAGATACAATTTCCCAATCTGTATTTTGTAATAAATGTCTGATTGTATGGTGTGCTATGAAACCTGCACCGCCTGTTAATAATATTCTTTTCATACTTTATTCTCCAATTCAATCCATTGTTTGCCTATAACTTCAGGCGAGTGATATTGTTCTATATAATTTTGTCCTTCAATTATTCTATTATGTATAAACTCTTTTTTTCTATTTATCA